CTAGTGTAGCAACTGTACCCAGTGTTGGTAAAGGTAAGAATGTAGGATCATTATTCGGCGGCAGTTACTCTCAAACTAAAAAGAAGAAAAAATGATCGATATTAAAAAACTACTGGAAGCCATGGATAGCATGTCATCTGCCGAAAAAAATTCTCGCGGCCCTAAATTTCCTGGTTATTGGAAAGGAAAAGATCCTGCGAGCAAATCAAAAAGTCGAATGGTAGGTGCGAATGAAAGTATGATGAAGGATTTAAGCTCAGGACCTAGTCAAGAATTTCAAATAGAGAAAAAATTACAAGAACAGTGGGCAAAGTTTAAAGAACAAACTACACCTCCGGCCGGTACAACGCCTGCTGCTACTCCAACTATTGCTCCGGCCGATGCAGTAGCACTTAAAAAAAATTTAGCAGCACTGAAAACTGTTGTGCCAGGTTTAGATTTAACTAAAGCCAGCACAAGTATAGCTAAAGCAGACACAGGAACTACTTTGAATCCAACTGATCAAGCTAACATCGCTAAAATGGCTCCACAATTGGCTAACGTTTTAAAAAATCCTCAAATGGCAACACAGTTAAAATCTATGATAGATAAAGCCGGTAAAACTGAATTAGCACAACAACAAAAACAACAAACAGGTATAGTAAAATGAAATTGTTTGACCTACTAGAAAGTCCAAAATTAACTGTTGATCAACCTGTTCTAGGAGTTCAAACTGCTGTTGATCAGCATACTCCTAGTCCTATTGGTTCAGGAACTAGTAAACGTGAAGCAAAAAAGAAAAAAGTTACAATGATGGGTGTACCTGTTGTTGCCGAATCAGGTCCATTTTCATACGGTGCTAAGAAGCCTCGTCAAGGTAGTGTGGCAGATCTAGCTGCACAAAAGCGCAAAGAACAAGAAAAGAACAAGAAGCCCGTTGAGCCTCGAGACCATATGGTTGGTGTTGCTCGAGTCAACAAGGATGTGGCGGAAAGCATAAGTGTTGTTGATCAAGATTACGACTTGGATCAAATGCATTTAATTTTAGATATTGAAGGCAAGAAGGTATCATTTACCTATTGGGACTACGAAGAAGATTTTTCTAATGCAGAACGCAGAGATGTGTTTGATCAATTGCAAGAACAACCTTGGTATAAAGGGCTCGACTATCCAACAAAAATGGAAATTTTAGATGCAGCTTATAGAGCTATAAGAGGTCTTGAACCCCAAGAGTATCGTCCTACCGTTGGTGATGAACCATTGGACGAGCAAGGTGTGGCGGAAGGCTTACCACAGACTCTCCGCAAGTTTGTTCCAGGATATGCCAAACGTGAAATTGATAAAAAGATGGATGCTGGAAAATTTGGCAGAGACGATGTAGCCAAGGATGCCAACTTTTATCGCTATAAAAAGATTCAAGACAAGATTAAAGAGCAAGGTGTGGCGGAAGCAGAAACAGGCGTAGTACAAACTGCAATGAATAAAATTAGTCCTGTTAAACAATGGTTACTAACATTACAGAAAAAATTAGGTACAGAAGCATCTGAAACTAAAACCATGTTCGATACTTACTTAAGATATACCCAAGGTAAGGCATCAAAACAAGAAATGGCGGCAGCTAACGAGCAATTTAAAGATGTTGTTCGCGGACTTGGTATGGGGACACTAGCTGCTATGCCTGGTAGTGTAATTACCTTGCCACTAGTTTTTAAACTAGCAAAACAATTTAATGTAGAATTAATGCCTAGTGCTTTTAGATCAGAAACCCCATCAGGTGTGGCGGAAGGCGGTTCAGGAATTAGTAAAGATCAAGAAACTAAGTTTCATAAAAAGCTAGATAAATTAGTTCATGACACATTTGGCAAACGTAAGGGCGAAATGGAAGAGGGCACAGTTCAAGACAAATTATACCAACGACACCAAGAACTACGAAAAAAATCAGGCTTACCAGATCCTAATTATTATAAGGAATTAAAAGCCACTTATGAACTACCTGACGAACAACGTTACAAAAAAACAGCAGAATTAAAAAAACAATATGGTGTAAAAGAGGAAGTAACAGAGACACTAGGCAGAGCTATTCCTAAAATGCCCAAACCAAGAGATCCTGGCAATAAGATATTAGCTAATAAGAAGAATGCGGCAGGTAAGCACATAGACAAAAAACAACAACAAAAGCGTGGTATTGAAAAACATCGTGGTTTAGATATAAAAACTAATTTAGATCTTGATGAAGGATGGAAATCTGCACTAGCAGGTGCAGCTTTGGCTGGAGCAACAGCATTAGGTAGCCCGGCCTATGCTACTGAACCTGTCCAGCAAGATATAACATATGTAGCTACTATTCAAACTAATGATGGCTTACAGAAACAAATAAATCTTGGGACTAATTTTAACAATAACAAAGAAGCATATGAATACGTTGACAAATTTTTAAAAGATAGAGGCATAGGCGTGTCCTTTTTAAATGTAGCAAAAGTTAAAACCAAGCCAGGAGAAGTACAGGCCAAACAACCTACACAAAATCAACCGCAGGATGCTAATAAAGATTCGAATTATTTAGATACTAAACCACCTACCTGGAAAAAAGGGTCTGGCGATTATTCAGAAAAAGGTCCTTATGTGGCTACTCCCACAGATAAAGATTACATGCAAAAAATGGAAGAAGAGAAGAAAGGTCTTTACTACTACGTAAATAAACGAAAAAAAGCAGGAACAAGTCGACCAAAAGATCATCCTAAGGCACCTTCCGCACAAGACTGGAAAGATGCTGCAAAAACAGCAAAGAAAAATGAGGATGTTTCCGAAGATATCAATGAAAGTATGGAAAGATATCTTTTGCAATTAAGACTAGCTGGTTACGACATAGTGCAAGAAGAAAAAGTGCGACTAGATCCTAAATGCTGGAAAGGTAAAAAGATTGGTAAACCAAAAACCAAGATGAAAGGTGGCGTTCGAGTAAATAATTGTGTGCCTAAATAAAGGAGATCAAAATGGCTAAAGCATCAGGTACTACTAATAAAGTAACTATTAAACATGTGGTAAAACTCACTAGCCAAGGCGGGCATAAACCAAAAACTAGTGCTATGAATAAAAGTAAAAGATCGTCATATAAAAAATACAGAGGACAAGGTAGGTAATGGAAGAGTTAATTAAAACTAGTAAAGTAGCATTTGCTAGCGAATATGCATTTTTTGTTAAAGCACAGTTCTTTCACTGGAATGTAGAAGGACCTAATTTTCCTCAGTACCACGAATTATTTGGTAAGATTTACGAAGAAGTATACGATAATATAGACACCTTTGCAGAAAATATTAGAAAGCTAGGCGTATATGCACCTGGTAGTTTTGAAAGATTTAGTATGCTGAGCAGAGTCGAAGACAGTACCTCTATTGTATCGGCAGAACAAATGCTTAACGAACTGTTAGCAGATTCAGATCAAATGCAACAAATCTTTAAAGTTGTTTTTATGTTAGCAGAACGCGAAAAACAATTTGGATTAAGTGATTTCTTTGCTATGCGCCAAGACGCACACGCTAAACATAGTTGGATGCTACGCTCAACACTAAAATGATTCTAGTATATATTCACGGTGCTAGTGCTACCAGTGAAAGTTTCAATTATATAAGAAAACACATTCGAGGCAAAGAACTATTAATTAACTACGATAGTAGGAATGGTTTTGAAAAAAATTTAGAAAACATGAAAGAGCTGTTAGGCGCTCAAAAAGACATGTTTTTTATTTGTCATAGCCTAGGCGGTATATACGCATTACATTTGACTAAAGAATATCCCAATCAAGTACTAGGTGCAGTTACATTAAGCACTCCTTATGGTGGTGCAGAAGTAGCAGATGTAGCAAAGTATTTTTTACCTTATAGCAGATTAATCAAAGATATTGGATCTAGTTCGTGGGCAATGAGAAACGCAAGATCTATAGCAATTAAACAACCGTGGTTAAATATTGTTACTACTGAAGGTTCGGCACCTTGGATACCAGAACCAAATGATGGTGTAGTAACCATTGCTAGTCAAAAGAAACGTAGTGACATAATGGAATTATATGAATTGGCATGTAATCATTATGAAGTTGTACTCAATAATAAAGTAATTGAAATTATCAAAGAAAGATTACCACGATGATACCTGAAATAATAGTTTGGGGATTCTTTAGTGCAATGGGCTGGATGGCAGCTAATTGGACTGTAGATCAAGTATTACCTGAAAAAAAAGAAGTTCAAATATGTTCTGATTGGCAAGAGATACGCAAGGCAGATGGTACTGTTGAAAGAACACGTACATGCGAGCCAAAAAAATAAATGGATAAACTATGTCTACAAAAAAAATAAAAGACTATAACAATTTTGAAACACAAAAAGAAATACTATTAGAATATCTTCAGGTTATGATTGCTATAGAGGATTGGCATGGTGTTAGCGATGTAGCAAATGATTTAAGAGAGCTAGAAGCTAAACATACCAAAAATTATAAAAGTTCATAAGACTTCACCCTAGGACCGTGAAGGCGCGGCTGCTGCGCTATCCAAAGGAGTCGTGCCCAGAGGATTAAAGTGAGCAAATCTCTCTTGCTATTCCATAAACTTTGCTATATAATTTAACTTTACAAAGGAGAAATTATGAGTTCACGTATGTTTTCTGCTGAACAAAAGGCTAAACTAACTCAAATTATCAATGAAGGTATGCAAGTCATGCAAGAAGTAGAGGATCTTAATGCAGGATTAAGTGACACTATTAAAGCAGTGGCGGAAGAAATGGAAATCAAACCTGCTATTCTGAAAAAAGCAATAAGAATTGCACACAAAGCAAAACTAGGTGACGAAAACGCTGATAATGAAGAACTAAACACTATTCTTCAAACAGTAGGTAAAACTCTTTAACAGTAGTGCTACTAATTTTTTTAACTATATTAGGTTATGTTTTTACCTTAGGAACTTCGGTTTGCCTGTTATTGTATCTTTGTTTACAATTTGCTAATCTTTGTGGTTATCTTGTTGACTTCTTTGTTATAAAAAAATAAAATATATCTATGAGCTATGTTGACGCATTATATGACCG